TCGTCGTATATGGTATAACCCGTAAGACTTGGATTTGTAATTCCTGATAGTTCTGAGATTAGTTTATTTTCTGCCATTTCTATAAATATTAGTTTTTATGTTCTATATAGTATGTGTATTCCATCACTACTTGTTATGATTTCATCATTTTGATTGATTATGTGACCTCCTTCAATTGTGTAGACATCATCTTCACAATCTAATCCACAAATAAAGAAATCATATTGATTTAATCTTGTTAAAAAATTATGACGAACGTGAACAAAGTCTAACGGTTCTTCATAATACTTAATTGTTTTCATATTAAAACAACAAGTACCGTTATGTACATTGTTCATTAAACCTGTTCCACCACCCCAAGATTGTATAAATGGTTGTACTCCTCTTGTTGACGGAATCACTTCCTCCCAATCCTCTTTTTTATAAATTGGTCGACCATTTAAATATATTTTTAGAACACCTAATCTTCTTTCTCTCTCACTTGCCCATTTCTTTCTTAATTCTTCGTCTTCAGAATAGACGGTTGTTTGTGTAGATGTAACAGAACTACCCGATTCAGGTGTATATGGTATTGTTTTTATACCGGGAATCATATCATTCCATCCACCATCATTCTCAATATTACAGTCTGTGTATCTTTTATATCTGTCAAATACGATTGTAACATTAAAATCTTTAGTTGAACCGGTGGTACAAAGTCTTGGTGTTACATCTTGGTCTAAATAATATGAATCAGAATACCCTAATGATGGGTCACATACTCCTGAGTATCTATAAGAAACCCATTTAATTCTTCTATCTGAGGTAAATTGAAACGACAAATTATTATCGACATAATTGTCGGGATTATCATCACCCCTAACCCCAAGATAATAAAACACGTTATTTGAATACCAATCAACTCCTTCTCTATTGAATATGAAATCTAATGTCCACCCTTTTTCGGTTCTTCTTTGTACTATTGATTCACAATTTCCTGTTCCGGTCCCTTCATTAATTTTATATGCCCAAGGTTTGTTTGATAACGATGATGGGGTTGGGCAACAACTTGCTCCTCCTAATATTTGAGAGCAGTCGATAATATCTTTAGTGAACCCCGTAGAAGGAGAATCTAAAGTATTATTAAATCCACCAATTCTAAAATAATGTGATTCATCAGTAATCCCTGTATATGTATATATATTATTGTTAAGGATTGTATATTCATAAGGATAGTCAAAATTACTAATGAAATCATCATAGTCCATTGTATATGATAATCCTGAATAGATATAAGATGAATCGTTAGATGAATTATCGTATTCAATCAGTCTAATTGTGTTCCTTGAACAGCTAGCATACCCTAAACCGGTGTCAATTGTCAAACCGGTGTATGTTATAGGAGTCGTTAAATCTAAAACGTCCGTATTATAATCTCCTTGGACTTTTGACACCTCATAATCGTAAAATTCTGAACTATCTAACTTAACATCCAACTTTGAGCCGTAAAACTTTAAAATATTTTGGGTATTCATACTATTATAAATATCTTTCGTATCATTTGATATTTATATAAAAACCATATTGATGAATCAATTTTTAAAACAAGTAATTGAAGAGAAGTTTGTGTCGAAAAAACAACAAAGGTTTTTCTACGCTAAAGCCAATGAAAAGGGTGCTTCAAAGAAGGAAAAGAAGAAATGGTCTAAGTGGGCTAAAGAATTTTCAGACAAAACAGATTTTGAAAAAATACCTGAAAAGGTGGAAAAAGAAACCGAAGTTGACGAAATTGTGGATGCTGATGGTAATATTGCATCAAGTGATAAACCAACAAATTTAGCAACTAAAGGGGTAACTGTTAAAGATACAACAGATGATTACGTTCAATCATATATGAATACGATTGGTACTTTTGGTGCATTTGGGCCGGCAAGTAAAAATATTTCACAATTAAAGTATTGGGCAGAAGGTGAAGAATTAAGTAAAAAAGATATTCTTGAGATTGCAATGAACAATTCTTTAGGTTATGACGAGACTATGGGTGTCGATGCTGATTACGATTCTGCGGAAGAACATTTTAAAGACGAATTAGATTTACCTGATGACGAGGCAGAAGAAAGAATGGAGAAAATGGGTTATGACGAAAAATTAAAGGATACTGATAAAGTTAGATTGGTTGAGAATCCTAAAAAATTCGTTGAGGAGTATTTGGAAAGTATTTTATCTAAAAAAACAAAAGAAAACGATGTGTTAGAAAAAGATGAAGAAGGTAATGTGTCTCCAATTATCAGAAGACAAATTAAAGTTCTACTTAACACATTAAAAGATAACGGAATCCCAACGAGTGTCATATTAAAACACGTAAAAGATAATGAATAGTGAATTACAAGGTAAGGAATATGATTTACCTGAAAACGTGATACGACATTTAAATGTACAATTAGGTGCAAGTTCTGATGATACCGAAGGTGTCAATAGGGCAAAAAATTTAATTCAAACAGGTAAAGTTAATTACGGACAATTAAAAAGAATACTACACGACATTAAATCAGTCGATAGAGTAAACAACGCACAAACATATAATTTATATGGTGGTGAACCTATGGAAACTTTTGGTTGGTCTGTTTTAGGTCAAGATAGAGACCAAATAACCAATAGAAAAGAAGGTAGAAAGAATGCAGATGAAATGGGTGGGATAACAGGAGAAAGAAAAAATAGTTATTTAAAGAAACATTCCAAAAAACCTGATTTTTTACCACAACTTAATATGGTTAAGAATAACTCATTTAAGACACCAATAAGTTCTTTGGGATTGTTTGAACAAATAGAAAGAATTAAAAAATTAATGTAATATGGCAACACAGCTCGAAATACTTGCAGATAAATTTAGAAAAGAAAATATGAGTAAGAACCCTTATACTGATAAGGGAATCTATAGTTCAATGCACGAAAATGCTTTGTCAACAGGAGATGAGAAGGGTAAAGGTGATAACGATGGTAAAATAGGTTCTAACGTTGACATTAACTCAAGAATTGATAGTTTGGCGAGAAATACTTATAATTCTGCAAACGAATACTCCGATACTAACAGAAACGCATTATCAGATAATGATGAGAAAGGTAAGGGTGAAAACAACGGACAAGTGGGTTCACTTACGGACATTAACACAAGAACATCTTTATTAACTAAAAATCAATATAGTGATAATTTTGGGTATGGTAGTACAAACCCAAATGCAATTTCTGATGGTGACGAAAAAGGAAAAGGTGAAAATAACGGAAAGGTTGGTTCATCTACTGATATTAATTTAAGACAACAAAACTTAAGTAAGAATATGTATGGAAGTAATAATTCATACGGATTAACCCACCCTAACGCAATTTCAGATAATGATGAGAAAGGTAAGGGTGAAAATAGTGGGCAAGTGGGTTCAGTAACAGATATTAATACAAGAAATCAAGTTGTCGCAACAAATAAATTTAACAAAAACAAAGGTTATCCTGATTTTTAATGGGTATTATCTCTAACATATTAGAATTATTATTAAACGAACAGACAGATACTAAAACTCTGCTGATTAGAAACGCCATTAGTGAAAGGAAACCAATTACAATTGATTATAGAGGTCCATCCGATGAAGTATTATCTGGTGTTAGATACGATATCGAACCTGTAGTTTTAGGAACAAATTCTAAATCAGGCAATAAAGTATTTTGGGCTTATGTTTTTAAAGGTGCTTCGAAAAAAGGATTACCGGGTTGGAAAATGTTTAGACTTGATAGGGTTAAAGAAGTAAAAACAAAACCAGGTTTAAATCCATTTAAATTAACTGACCTACCCGATTATCAAAAAGGTAAAGCACCAAACGCTATGAAGTCATTAAGTCAAGTTGACGTTTTCTCACCATATTGGTTTGAAGATGACCCAAGATTTAAAAAAGACCAAATAACTCAACCAGCACCTCCACAACCTAAAAAAGTAGTTACTAAACCAACACCTCAAGCAAAACCTGAGGTTACACCACCAGCATCTGTACCACCAACGCCACAAGTTGATAAAGTGATTGAAAAACCTAAAGCCTCCGAACCAAAGTATGGTCAAGAGATTTACAATACTTTAAAAAATAAGATACAAGACGTTAACGGACAGAAAGTCATAAACAAACAAGATTATGAAACTGCCGTTAAAGATTTATATAGTAAAAAAGAAGGTGATTGGAAAAACTACCAAAGACAAGTTAGTGGTAACGAGAGACCTGGCGAAGGAACAAGAGCCAGTTTTGATAAGTCTTCAAGAAATGAGTTAGATACTTTAATGTCACAAGACAATGTGAAAATTCAGGATGAGACTCAAACAAATCAAACACCTGAGAATTTATCAGAAGCAATTAAAAGATTTAAAATCTTGATAAATTCATAAATAAAAAATATATTTATAGTATGTCAAAATTAAATAACGGACCAATATCGGCGAATGACCTAATGTCAAAATTAGTTCAAGCTAAAAAAGTAATGAATAAAGTTGATACGGGCAACTACGAGAAGGGTAATATCGATGAGAGTAGATTAATGGCACCTTCTGAAGATACCGGATACATTTCTGAAGAATATCAACAACCAGTTGTTAATACAAGACCTGTCGGCACTCCAAGTCTTGATAAGATTGAACAATCGAAATTACCTGAAGCAATTAAAAAGGCTATGAGAGAAAACCCAATACCTCAAATATCTTTGAATGATAGTTTAGATATGGATTTTGTAAAAGGGGCCAAACGTTTAATGGAACAAGAAGGGATTCAATCTAAACAATCAGCACCTAAAAAACAAACACAAACAGCCCCAACAGGAAATAGTGGTGTGAATATGAATGCGTTAGCTACTTTGATTGAAAATACTGTTCGTAAGGTGATGGATGAAAAACTAAGTCAAATTCTAACGGCTCAACAAACACAATCAATTAATGAGAATCTTGTGTTAAAGGTTGGGGATTCTATCTTTAAAGGAAAAATTACTGGAGTAAATAAGTCCAAGTAATTTGTTTTTTCATTTTTTTTCATTATATTTTTGATATAACCCAACATAAGTGGGAATATTAAATTATGTCAAAAATTAGAATTTTAGCAGTACCTTCTGACCAATATGGTGTCGGTAAATTTAGGATTATGGGACCTTATACCCATTTACAAGAAAATTACGGAAACGACTTTCATATCGATATCAAATATAGTGTCGAAGATAATGATTCTGAATTCGATAACTACGATGTTGTTGTTCTTCATAGCTTTATTCACAACAACGTACCATTCGAAAAGAATATTCAAAGAATTGAATGGTTAAAGAAAAAGGGTATCCTTGTAGTTGTGGATATTGATGATTATTGGGAACCTGACCACAGACACCCAATGTTTAGACAAATCATTAAAAGTGAAACTCATAAAAAGAAAGTTCAATTATTAAGAGCCGCAGATTATGTAACCACAACTACTCCTGTTTTTAGAGATACCATTATGAAAAAATTGGGAGTTAAGAATGTTTTAGTATTCCCAAATGCCGTTGACGAAACTGAATCACAATTTAAACCTAATCCCGAAAAATCAGACAAAGTTAGATTTGGTTGGTTAGGTGGTTCATCGCACTTCCACGATTTAGAATTAATTAAAAGTGGTATTTCAAGTACATTACATACATTTAAAGATAAAGTACAATTTGTCCTTTGTGGATTTGATTTAAGAGGTAACGTTAATGAGATTAACGAACAAACCGGAGAGATTAAACAAAGACAAATTAAACCAATGGAAACCGTATGGTATCAGTATGAAAAAATCTTCACAGATGACTACAAAATATTATCTGAAGAATATAAAAATTTCTTATTAACATTTAAGGAAGAAGAATACAACGATATTAATGAACCATATAGAAGAAGATGGACAAGAGAAATATCAAAATATGCAACGAATTATAATTTATTCGATGTATCTTTAGCACCTGTAGTTGAAAGTTTATTTAATGGAAATAAATCACAATTAAAAGTTATTGAGGCAGGTTTTCATAAAAAAGCAATTATTGCAAGTGAGTGTGACCCATACACAATTGATTTAGTGAGTGCGGTAGACCAAGGTGTTTTCAATAATAAGGGAAACGCTCTTTTGGTTTCGCCAAGAAAAAATCACAAACAATGGGCTCAACATATGAAAAAATTAGTTGAGAATCCTAATATGGTTGAGGATTTAGGGAATAGACTTTACGAAACTGTAAAAGACACATATTCTTTAAACACAGTCAATAAAAATAGAGCAGAATTTTTCAAATCAATTATTAACAAATAAAAAACAACAATTATGTATTACTTAGTAACTATCGGTTATGAGACCGAACAAATGGACAGAGAAGGTAACCCACGTATTAAAAAAGTTAAGTACGTCCTTCAAGCAGAATCAGTTGAAGAAGCAACAATCGTGGCAGGAAAATATCGTTCCGGTGACATTCGCGGAAGTGAAAGTTTAAGCGTGGTTAAGATGCCGATTGAATGTGTAATCGACGAAAAAAATACTCCTGAATATTACAAATAATAAAAAATAAAAAATGGAATTCTACAGTCGTGAAATACAGATTATGCGTCAATCACAAAGCAAGATGGCTTTGGAATATGTACAATCTGTTGGTGTTACAGTTACATTAGAGGAATTAGTCAGAATCACGGATTTGTTCGTTGAGATTTGTTTAAGACCCCAAGACGAAGACCTTAAAAAAAGAATTAAGGCATTAGATAAATGGATTTCAGAAAAACGAAGTAATTAATATTATGGAAAAAGATAAAGTCCAAGATTATATCAATAAGTTAATGGAACTTAATAGTGAAATAAGTGAAGATTCGGAAGTAGATGATTCTGACGAATTGGATGAGAATTTCATTCAAACTTTAAATCACGTATTGGTTTCTTTAAATAAGGATGTGGAAAAGGAGATGATGGAAAACGCATCAATTAATCCCCCAACACAACCTACATTTTTCACACAAGTTAAAGTTAAAAAATTAGTACCTGAAGCCGTTATCCCATCCTACTCAAAGGATGGTGATGCGGGTATGGATTTAACGATAACAAGAGAAATTGAAAACACGTCATTTAGTGTATCATATGGTTTTGGTATTGCATTAGAAATCCCTAAAGGATATGTTGGTTTAGTGTTCCCGAGGTCATCGGTTCGCAATCAGGATTTGATATTATCAAATTGTGTCGGTGTAATTGATAGTGGGTATAGAGGTGAATTACAAGCCACTTTCAAAAAAACCAATGGGTTGGATTCAGTAAAATATAAGGTTGGTGACAGAGGTGCACAAATCATTATTTTACCTTATCCACAAATAAGAATGGTTGAATCTAATGAATTATCAAATACTGAAAGAGGTGATGGTGGATTTGGTTCTACAGGTAATTAAATGATATTTATCATAAAATAATATACAAATTAAATAGGAGATATTTTGTTGAAACAAAAAGTAAAAACCGTCCAAGAAGATAAGAAAACACTACCTAAACAGAGAATTAGAGAACTCATTAAACGACCTAAAGAAAAATTCTTAACTAAAAATCAAGAAGAATACTGGAAAATACTTGGTGAAAATCAAATCACCCTTTGTTTTGGACCTGCAGGGGTTGGTAAATCTTACATAGCAATGAAAAGAGCTGTAGATTTACTTTGGGACGACTCTAACAAATATGAGAAAATTATCATTGTTAGACCGGCGGTTGAGGCTGAAGAGAAGTTAGGTTCATTACCCGGTGGTTTAGAAGAAAAATTAGACCCATACATTTATCCGTCATATTATCTTTTAAATAAGATAATTGGTAAAGAAGCGAGAGAAGCCTTAAAAGATGAAGGTTTTATTGAGGTTGCTGCTTTAGCGTATATGAGAGGATGGAATGTTGACAATACTATTTTAGTGTTCGAAGAGGCTCAAAATGCTACACCTGCACAAATTAAACTATTGTTGACTCGTATTGGATTTAATTCAAAATTCTTTTTATCGGGTGATTTGGAACAATCGGATAAATTTAAAGACAAAACCAAATCCGGTTTATATGATGCGAAGAAAAGATTAGGAGATGTTAGAGGTATCGGAGTATTCGAATTTGGTAACCAAGACATTGTTAGAAACCCAATCATTTCTGAAATTTTAGAAAGATACGAATAATAATAACATAATTTAGCACACTAACATAAGATTTGTTAGTATAACCCACATCGTTTATCATAATGATGTGGGTTTATTGTTTACTTATAACATTCGGATTGTTATATTTTATTTATGGAGATTTTTATAAGCATAGATGGTGTTTTAAGAAACATCATACAAAAATTCGATTACCATTACCAAGACTATTTTATCGACTCAGAAATTGAGGAGGGAGATGAACGAGAGTCTTTTGAGTATGGAAAGGAAAGTGTAATCCAAAATGATAATCTTTTAAATTATTATAAATTCCAATCTAAAGAGGAATATGATAATTTTTTATACATTGATTATCCGATTGAAATTTTTGGACACGCAACATTAAGTTATCAAAATGCATTCATTCATCTTAATGAATTCATTTACGAGAACAGGGAACATAACATAACATTAGTTGGTATTAATGAATTGGGTAAAGCGAAAGCCGCGACTCTTTTCTTTCTCTCAAGAAATGGATGTATGTCAAATAACATAAAATTTTCTTTAGTATCTGAAATACCCAATCTTTGGAAAAAATGTGATTTATGGATTACAGACAATAAAAAAGTTATCGATTCTTGCCCAAAAAATAAAAAGGCAATTAAATTTAACACTCCGTACAATCAATACTTTACAAATACTATAGAAATCAATAAATTAAATGAAATAGATAAATTATGGTTGAAGTCTTCGGAAAACTTTATTACATCGACCTTGATTCGATTAGTGAAGTTTGTAGAACCGGTAAAACAATTAAAGATGAAGAAGATGATTCAGAAACTCTTGAAATCAACATCTTCAAATACGAAGTAATAAAAATGTGTATTGAGAGAGTGTTAAATGAATTCGAAGATTCTGATGAAGAAATGGGATTATTTGCACAAAAAGAAACAACAGTTTCATTTAGAATTGCTTTCAATACCCTACTAAAAAATAACATATTAATAGAAGAAGAAAATGAGTAACCTTGAAAAGTTAGAATCCTCACTAAGTAGGATTGATAATAACGAAAACGTCATATATTTTTTAACATATGACACTAAAAACAATGCAAGAGCAGCCGTTAAAAATATCTATGATATGGCATTAACACTAAAAGAAAACGGTCGTACCGTAAAAATTTTAGTTGAAGATAAAACATATGGTGGTGTCGAAGAATGGTTAGGTGACAAATATAATGACATCGAAGTTGTTGCAATTAAAGAAGATAAAGTTGAAATTAAAGTTGAGGATGTAATTGTTGTTCCTGAATATTACTCGAACGTATTACCTCAATTGGCTAATATTAAGTCTGTAAAGGTTGTTTTGGTACAACAAAAAGATTACATATTCGAAACGTTACCAATTGGTAGTAGATGGAGTGATTATGGTTTTGATAAATGTATCACAACTACAAACTCCTCTAAAAAATACATCTCAGAATATTTTCCTGAAAGTTTAGTTCACTTAATTCCGCCTTTTATTGGTGATAATTTTGCACCGAGTGACAAACCAACGAAACCATATGTTGCTATTAGTTGTAGAGATAGGTTAATTCATAGAAAATTTATTTCTGAATTTTACATTAAATACCCACAATTAAGATGGATAACATTTAGAGATATGGTTCAAATGTCATATGACGAATTCGCTGATAACTTAAAAGAATGTATGGTATCGGTATGGGTTGATGATGAATCAACGTTCGGTACCTTCCCGTTAGAATCTATGAAGTGTGGTGTTCCTGTAGTTGGTAAAATACCAAATACCGAACCGGATTGGTTAAGTGAAAACGGTTTATGGACATACGATATAAATAAATTAGTTGAGATTTTAGGAACATTTATTTTAGCTTGGTTAGAAGGAGTTGAACTTACAAGTGAAGTAAAAGAAAAAATGAGAGAAACTGTTTTACCGTATAATAAAGAAACTCATAACAATAATACATTAGCAATTTTTAATTCTCTAATCTCAATTAGAAAAGATTCCATAAAAAATGCACTTGAAAAATTAAAAACAGAAGAAAATGAGCAATAAGAATATAACAATATTATTACCAATCCACAAAATTGGTGAAGAAGAATCAATAATGTTATCAAATGCGTTAGAATCTATTGAGGATTTTCATAATGACATTTATTTAACCATTATTTGTCCGACGGACGTAAAAAATAAATTAGATAATTTTGAATTTGGTCAAAAATTAGAAGTTAAGTTATTAGAAAATAAAACTAATGACAGTAGCTTCAGTAATCAAATTAACTTAGGTATTGAAGATTGTTCAACAGAATGGTTCAGTATTTTAGAAATTGATGACGAATTTAAAAATGTATGGTTATCGTCTGTAAATGAATACATTAAAAACAACCCAACAGTGGACGTATTTTTACCAATTGTTAAAGATATTAATAGTGAAGGTGCTTTCATATCTTACACTAATGAATCTGCTTGGGCTTATGGATTTACTGACAACCAAGGATATGTTGATAATGAAGTTCTTTTAGAATATCAAAATTATCAAACAAGTGGAGGTCTTTTTAAAACCGAAGTGATAAAAGAAAACGGTAAATTGAAGGACAATATTAAGTTAACATTCACCTATGAATTTTTATTAAGATTAACACATAATGGTGTAAAAATTATGGTAATCCCGAGAGTTGGGTACCAACACGTTAATTTTAGAGAAGATTCTCTATTTTGGAATTATAGAAATGCTGAAGACGGTAGACTTAATGAAAATGAAGTTAAGTTCTGGTTGGAGACTGCAAAAAAAGAATTTTTCTTCAAAAATAAACGTGATATAAATTATGTAGAAGCTTAATGCCAAGAAAAAGAACCCAAAAAATATATTTTGGGGAGGACCAAGAGAAGGCGGTAGTTATGTACCTTGAAAGTACTGACGAAGCGGAAAGAAACAAGATATTCAACGAATATTTACGAGAACCCCTGATTATAATGGTTGAATCAATTATTCGACGTTATAAATTATATAGAAAAGATTACGAGTTTTCAGACTTACATACCGATACGATGTCGTTTCTAATGACTAAGATTAGTAAGTTTGACCATACGAAAAACCATAAGGCTTATTCATATTTTGGAACTATCTGTAAGAATTACCTTATGGGTGCAATCCAAAAAGATACTAAGGATAATAATAGAACAGTATCTTATGATGACATATCATCAGATATGGAGGACAATCCTGAGTTCTCATATACGTTAGATGAAACAACTTTAGACTATAAGGATGTCATAATTAAAATGACAATCCAACTTGAGGAATTCATTGAGTCTGAGGATTTAAACGAGAACGAACAGAAACTTGGTTACGCGTTACTTGAGATTTTTAGTAGTTTCGAAAAGATTTTTCAGGTGGGAGAAGGTAACAAATTCAATAAAAATTTAATATTACTTTCACTACGAGAAATGACATCCCTTAATACCAAAGAAATAAGGGTAGCTCTCAAAAAATACAGAAAAATGTACGACGGTGTTATTTTTGGTTTTCTAAATTCATAAAATATCTATTTATGTATATGAAAGATAGAAGAAAAAACATATCCTTAGACACCGACTCAGCATTGGCACTAATGCAGGAGATTTACAACGATATTGTTGAAAACAGAAGTACTGCGTCTTTAATTATGAAGAAGATGTTATCTTTTATGAAAGACGCTGAAGATATGAGTACAATCGGTCCTGTAATTAAGGAACAACAAAAAATTCTAAACGATTGTACAGAGAAGAAAATATCATTAGTAAAACTACAAGGTGTGTTATTAAAACAATCAGGTGGTGGCGGAAAAGAAGGATTCTCAAAAATGAGTCTATCTGAAGAAGATAGAGAACTCTTAGAGAAACTAATGAGTGAGGATGATAATAACATTAAAAACGCGAATTACGATAACTAATGGCAAATCCACAAAGAGCACTTATTAGGGCAAAACTTGACGCAATTAAGAAATTGGCTGATGAGAAACCAACATACGTCGATGACGTATTTGATTTGGTAAAAGACCAAATGCCTGATATTGATGGTTCTATTAAAAGAAAAATCGATGATTTTAAAGATAAAAGGAAAGCCAAACAAACTCAGAAAAAGGATATTTTTGGTGAACTGATTAAAACTTTTGAGGGGTTCTTAGGTTCGAATGAAACCAATAGTGTTAACTCAAACCAAAAACCGGTTGTAAAAAATAAGTTAAAATATTACGCAAAAGAATCTTCAAATATAACTCTTAGAGAATCTAAACAAATTGTTATGGATTCCGTAAAGAAGTCATTTTTTAGTGGTGGAGGTATATGTGGTAGTAATAGTCTTATGCCGTCAAACAATGTTGACATATCCCCAAAAGAGATTGATTTTTTAAGTATGCTTAAAGTTGCTCCTGATAGTAATACAGGACAAATTATGTATGAAACAAGTGACAACACCGGTTTCATAAAAATGAACAAAGAATTATATAATACTTTTGATTCGTCTTCTGCTTATTTCTTTAACAACAAAGATTATAAAACTATTTTTAGTATGCAGTGGAACGACTCATCACAGTTTTATAATATTTCAGGTTTACAAGGTATTTCGGGAACAACTACTGTTGAAAATTTTTTAACAGATTATTATTCCGCAATTGAGTATCCTGATATTGGTAATGTGGTGAAACAGGCTATGATGATGACAGTACAAGGTATGGATGACGCACCCCAATCATTTACGGTTGGTATGAATAATTTAAATCGTATTTGTCAGAAATTATTTGCTATTTGCGGTAAACCACAAAAAAACTCAAGTCCTTTAAATGAAAACGCGGTAGACGCGACTAATAATGAAGAGGATGATACTGAAACTTATTTTGATTTTGACGATGTGGAAGGAATTGATATTGATGATGAAAACGCAAGATTAAGAAGAGTTTTAAGGTATGCCGATTGTAATAATTTTGAAACACCGGTCAATAAAAACCACTTAGAGGATTTTGTACATTTCACTAAAAAACCTGGTAAAAATTTAGATTCTATAATTAATAGTACACTTAATAAGGTTGCGAGTGAAAGTTATGAACAATCTGGTGGGTCGGTTGGGTTAGATAATTTACAGGCGAGTATCACAGGTTTATTTATATTAAATTTACCTAAAGCTCTCGTACAATCAATCCTATCACCAAAGTTATTTTTACCGATAGTAATACTATTCAAGTTATTTAAAGGTGCAGTAACAACCGCGGCCGAATTACTTAGAAGAATGGCAAAACTATTTTTTGATGTCATAAAAAGAATCTTTTGGAAATTTATACAAGCGTTTTGGAAATTTATTAAAAAGGATTTATTAGACTTTGTTAAGAAAGTTGCTAAAACTATTATATTAAAGAAATTAAAAAGATGGAAAGCCATCTTACTATCGTTGATAACCCTTCTTCTAAAATTATTAACAACCAAATTAGATAGTTGTGAGGCAATATTCAACGCAATTTTATCAACAATTAACGGTGCAATAAATCAAAGATTAAAAATACCAATACCTGGTATATTACTTATGTTAGCAGATAAACTTCCAGGTTTTAGTGCTGACAAAGCTTATATGGCCACAATTGAAAATATGACGAGAAGTGGTATACCGACAGGTCCGTTATATGATAGGGAAAATACTTGGAATAAAGCCATAAAAGCGACTATCGATGGGTACAGTAAAACAATGGATGAAGATTCGTTTGTAAAAATTGGTCTAAAACCTTCGGTAATACCGGCGGGTGTTGGACAAGCATTCATTACACCAATGGTAGTTGGAGCAGGTAAATTATTTTAATATGGACAAGAATAAAATAATTGAGGTATTTGAAAACGTTAAGGATAAATCGAATAAAGATTTATTCGAGGCAAGAGATATATTATTAGACGAACACGAAAAAACTAAAAACCTAATAATAGAATTGACGAGACATTTAGATGTTGTTCAAGAATATTATGAAGCTATAAATAATGAAATTGGTAATAGAGTAATATAATGAGAATAATTGATGTTGGTGTTTGTGTTTCGAATATTGACCCAAAGGGTATTGGGAGAATAAGGTATCGACCTTATGGTCAATTTCAAAGCGAGGCGGCTGCTGGTATGAAATATACTGAATGGGATAGTAAAGACCCTTTTATTGCGATTCCGTTTTTACCCGGACATATTAATATAATACCACAATATGGACAATCCGTAAAAATTATCCAATACGATACCGATAAAGATTTTCAAAACGTAGAATACGTATCGGGACCATATACCTCACCTCACGATTTTGAAAGTCAATCATTTACTGCTCAACACCAAGACACTACTTATGGGGGTGTAATTGTTGAAGGTTTACCTGATTTAAAAGATAAGGGAGGAAACTATATTGACAGAAAATCATACGGCACGATGGCCGATTTAAATGATACCGCTTTAAACGGGAATTATGGTTCTGATATAGTTTTCACAAAAAATGGTATGATGTTAAGAGGTGGTAAACTTATTAATAAAGACGTACCCAATCCAAAATTCAGACAACGATTATCTGAAGTACCATTGTTATCTGAGAAGATGTCAAGACTCGGACTTAAGAAATTTCCAAGAACAATGGAAGTTAAGGATGAGAAAATAAAGATAACAAAAATACCTGTAGCAAAAATTAATCATTTAATTGAATATTCTTTAGATAATTTAACAACACCTACAGAAATAAAAATTAATGTTTATAAAATATTGGACACATACGGTCCTGTTTTTGATTCTAATTATTTTAATGAATCGTCATATGTTGATGTAACAGACACAAAAAAAGTTAAAATTTATAACGATGGGACTATCACAGGTTCAACCATAACCGTTTCTGTCACATCTGTTCAAGATGCGTATATTGAAATGCGAGAGTTGTTGTATACATTATCCGAAGAAGGTTTGTCAAAATTTAATACATCATATCCTAAAGATGATATTCACCCATTTTATTTTAGACCTGCGGAAGAATTAAAAACCAGAGTTACAACGAATCCCACAGAAATATCGAATAGAACAAAATTTATTAATGGTATCCAAGTTAAAGGAGTAGGTGGAGTTGGTTTAGGTAGTGGATTAATTTTTTCAAAACAATTTGCCACACCGCCAACCAAAAATAGTGAAAAAACAATAAAAGTATTAAAGGCTCAGAACAATAAAGGAGAACAAACTTTTGCCAATTTAGTAGCGGATAAAGTTTATTTTGTTTCAACAAGTACTAATAAAGGTCCTAAAAAAAGTATCGATTTTAGTAAAATTGACAATTATGAATACACTCAAGAAGATTATCTAATTGAGATGGAACCTTGTACCTACTCAACTGTTAGGGGTGAGGTTTTGATTCAGGTTATTAAAACAATGTATAGATTTTTAGTTGGTCACGTACACGGTTGGGCAGCTCCAGGTCATATGACCACCGAAGATATGTCCATTTTAAAAAATCTTATAGACTCAATGGATAATGATTTAATAAATAACTCGATTAGAATAAACTAATTGATATTTATTAAATAAAAAAGATGTCATATTTCCGTTCATATTTTAATAAAAACAATACGATTATCAAGGATTCGCAGATTAATACTGCCAAAAACCCAAATACCGAGATTTTTTACGGTTCGGGATTTTCAAAATATATCTTTAGAGTCGATTTAACAGATTTAAAAACTAAAATCGATAACGGTGATTTGGTGATTACACCCAACACAAAACATTATTTACATTTAACAAATACGATTTTTGGTGATGAAAGTTTATTAGGTCAAAAAAATGGTAAAGGTCGAGAAAGAACCACATCATTTGACTTAATCGTTTCACCGGTAAACGAGTTTTGGGATGAGGGGGTTGGTTTTGATTATGAACAGGCTTACGATTACACCTCAGGTAACGAAACATTTGACCAAAGACCTTCTAACTGGTTTAATAGAACTACTTTAGATACTTGGACTCAAGAAGGTGTGTATTCAACTACTCCATCTGAAATAATTGCAACCGTACATTTTGACAATGGTAATGAAAATTTAAAAGCAGATATCACGTCATATGTTAATGGAATAGTAACAGGTACGTCAATAAACTACGGTTTAGTTTTGGCGTTTTCACCTGATTTTATGACGGTTACAAACGATGTGGACCAATCAGTTGCGTTCTACACAATGTACACTCAAACTTTCTTTGAACCGTTTGTTGAGACTGTGTTCGATGATACAATTGAAGATAATCGAGAAAACTTCATTGCTGATGTGGATAGAAACCTTTATTTATACATCACCAAAGGAACTAATTTTTACGATTTAGATGTATTACCAACTGTAGATATTTTAGACAGTAATAATAACGTAATTTCAGGGTTATCAAACTTAACAACAACCAAAATCAGAAAGGGAGTTTATAAAGTGACTTTCGGTATTAGCGGGGTTTTATGTGACGGTAAAAGGTTCTTCTATGACAAATGGAAGGGTATTGAATTAGATGGTGTTTCATTTAGTGATGTTACACAAAAGTTCATACCAAAACCACATACGTCATTATTCACCATTGGTGCAAACCAAACTGAATTGGAAAGATACGTAATTCAATTCTTCGGCGTAAAATTAAATGAAAAAATTAAGAGAGGTGAAAATAGAAAGGTAGTAGTGACCTTAAGGTCAATCAACCAACCTAAATCTGTGTTATTTGATGATGTGTATTATAGAATATATGTTAAGGAAGGACACACTCAAGTTAATGTATTTGATTGGACTAAATTAGATAGAACAAACGAAAATTCATTTGTTTTAGACACTAGTTATATGATACCAAGAGAATATTGGATTGAGGTTAAAGCTAAAACTCACACGGAAGAGATTTTTTATAGAGATGAAATAAAATTTGAAATAATATCTGAAAAATAATTAAAATATGAAAGAACAAAAATCAGGAAATTATATGTTTTTTGGTAATCTACAACAGATGAAAAGACAATGTGATTTACTATCTGAAATCGATGAAAATGAAATAAATCAAATTTTAGAAAATGGTCACGATTGGGCTGATGACCACGTTTCTGTGGCTAAAGAAAATTTAGACCAAGTCTTTGATTTTATTATGAATGAAACAAATAAAACAGGTCAAGATATTAAAATTAATTTCTCACCTGATAATAACGAAATATTCGTACCCTCATTGATGAATGAAGGTGTTGATTTATCTGACGGATTAAAATATCATATTCAATCTAAAAGACCAATCACAAGTAGTGTATTCAAAAAAGACTCATTAAGTTATAACCAACTTATTTGGGAATCTTACGAACTTTATCTAAATGGTGACATCGACCTACCAAAAGAAGATGTTGAGTTATTTGAGAGTTTAGAATATGGACCGGTTGAGGAAACTGACTTAATTGCTGACGATATTTTGAACGAAGCGGAATACCAAGGACGTAAAGTACAACTTGGTAAAATTATGCAAGGGGACATCAAAAAGTTTAAAGTTTTTGTTAAGAACGATAAAGGTAAAGTCGTTAAAGTAAACTTTGGTTTTGGTGGTAAATCTGCAAAAGGTAAGAGAATGGTTATCAAAAAGAATAACCCTGAAAGAAGAAAATCATTTAGAGCAAGACACAATTGTGACAACCCGGGTCCTCGTTGGAAGGCGAGATATTGGGCTTGTAGAACTTGGTAATTAATAAAAAATTACATCTACATTACATTCAAGGAGAAGTTGGTAGGATTTATTTTGAGATTCACCCCACTTCTCCTTATTTTTTGTGGTACATATGTGTTTACAGTAAACAACCCTAATTCCGCTATTTACTATACCTCTAGCACAGTCCATACACGGTAATCCCGAAGTGAGATATATTGATGACCCTTTTAGGGGTATACCAACCCTTGCAGCATTATAAATTGCATTACGTTCCGCGTGTTCAAACCAGAAGTACTTTTCAGGTCTTTCCTGACGTTCTTGTTTAGAATCGTCCAAACCCCTTGGAAACGAATTATAACCCGTAGAGAGTACCTCATTGTCCTCACCGACTATAACTGCACCTATCTGTGTAGATTGGTCCTTAGATTTAAGTTTTACTTGTTCCGCAATCCCTAAAAAGTATTCTGTCCATTCCATATTTCTTGTATTAAATCAAATAATGAATTTTCTTTATTTATTTTTTCCATAAACTTATTATGACACTTAATCGACCACTCTTTACATAAGTTATAGTTGTGGTCAAAATCCCACATAAATTCTTTTACAAATTCAACAAATAGTAACGGGTCACCCTTATGTTTTCTGAAACTATCCATAAAAGGATGTTCCTCAATATCTATCATTTTGTGAATACAATCCAATGGGTATGAATGTGTTGAAATAAACGGAATCTCCGCAAGTACAAACCCAAGAGTTTTTTCAGTTAAATAATGAAAAACAACATCATATTTTTTTCCTCCGTGACTCTCATCTAATACGTGCATTTTAGATTTGGATAACCTTCTGAAAAACATATCTAAACCATTATGTAGATTTACTATGTAATCAACATTATCAAAATCAGTTTCACCATTGTATTTGTTAATTTCTACCCCCTCAACAAAGTCATTACTTAGTTTATCAGATTGAGACACAGTAACATCTTTAATGTCTTTTAACCCATTGGCTATGAGTTTCCTGTGGGACTTAGAGGTCATTATTGAATACCCTAATTTATATTCGTGGTCCAATCTATTGAAGATATATTTGAACTCGTAATACCATCTTAAATCATTATGTCCATTCCAATTAAAAATGACATTGGTAAATGTAAAATAAACATTTGGATTTTTATGTAGGTACTCCTTGTTTAATAAAACATTATCAGTCAATACTTTATGTTTATACAACCTATCAATGTTTCTCTCAAATTCAACCATATGTTGATTTGGTTCCTCGTCGTATTTTGAGAATATTTTTTCCGTTTTAAAAATAAGGACTATCCAATTTAATTTATCCTCAAGAATATCGGATAGTTTAGACATAACCGAAACATCGACCATAGTATCTGAACTTCCACAATCTTTAAAATCCGGATAACTTTGAAAGTCTTGTCTAATTGAATAATAATCAATCAAGTGTAATCCGTCGGTATTATTATGAATATCCGGATTGAATACTAATTCGTATGTAATTCCATTGTAATTACATTTAACGTTTGCCAATCTTCCTGATATGTTAAATTCCTTATCAGTTGTGTTATGACACAATTTAAAAAATAACTGTTTTGAGTAATAATTGTGTACGTATATTTTCATATTAATTTACCTTTCGACCAATACCAAACCCTATTGTCCGAATATCTGTTAAGTGATTTTGCATCTTTTTTCTCAACCAATTTTCCTAATTGATTTAAATCGGATTGATTTCTCAAATCCACACCTACATTAAATCCACCCTCTGCTTTCTCGTATATCGTGTTATTCATTGGTGGTTCGTATTTACCCTCATCATCGAGTTTCAATACCTTAACCATCTCATCTTTTTTCATTTTACACTCAATACCCCTCGAATAGACCATCTTCTCAAGAACGTCTAATCTTAGTTTGCTATAGTCCATATTTTCCGCCATACGCAAATATAAGAAATATTCTGGAATATACCAAAAATAAAAAACCCCCGATTTCTCGAGGGTCTTTTACTATTGATAATTAAGATTATCTTAAGGTATCCAAGCTAAATGATTGTAATCCTCTAACTGTGATAGTCGCGTAGTAACGGTTGTTTACCATTTTCTTTGCGTATCTTGTCATAATACCCTTGATTGGGGTCATATTGAAAGGATTGTACATTGTTGGAGTTAATTGTAAAGGTACATATGGTGCGTAGATGTAACCAGCGTCCAATAATGATTTACCTTTGTGTCCAATTAAGATTTTATTAGCTGGGAAGTAAGGGTCACGGTAAACTTGATATCTACCTGCTAACGTACCTACTTTCTCGATACCCATATTGTATTGGTCTTGCTCAGGATGAGCGTTTGATACGTGGAAATATTCTAAATCGTCGAATACTGCAGAAACTTCTGAAGAAACAACAATCCAGTTAGCACCACCTCTCAAAGTAGACTTATGGATTTGAGCTGATAATTGGTTAATCTTAGTGATTAACGTTTGGTTCCAGTCTTTTTGAGTGTAACCTGCGAAAGCAACACCACCGTTACCATATCTCCATTCGTTGTAATCCCACTTAGTTGTCCAAGCAGCACCTTTACGAAGGTCACGTAAAATTTCACGGTCAACTTCTGCTGCGATTTGCTCAGATAACAATGCTGTTAACTCAGCTTCTGCGTCGATGTTGTGGAATGCACTTACGTCTTGTGCTAATTCTGGAGACCAGCTAGCTCTTAATTTTCTTTCAGTTACAGAAACAGTTACTGATTCTAAATCGAAAGATACTTCACCAATCTTATCTTCAAATTCTAAGTCACTGTAAACTCTAAATTGTAAAGTTACATCTGAAGCTTGGAAAGTGTTAGATAATTGTGCGTTACCGAAACCTGCAGTTGCAGAGTAAGTTTGTAAGTCTACGTTGATGTAGATTACACCGTCTTCATCACAGATATCTTGGAAACGACCACCAGGGAAAGCAGAAGTTGCTTTAGAACCGTACTCGATAATACCTTTACCGTATTTTTGAGTTACGATGTTAAAGTTTTTAGATGCTCCACTTACGAAAATTTCAGCACCTGCTAAGAATTCTTCAGTATCCATTACAGAACCGTTAGGTCCGATTAACTTACCTTGACCGTCTTTAGTGAAACCAGAGAATTTAATTACTAAGTTAGATTGAGTTGTACCAGTTAAAGATGCTCTTGTTACATCATCAACCACACCGTTAGAGAATGCTACAACTGCTGCACCGTTTAAAGTAACTGCAGAGTATGCACCTTTAGAGTAATCAAATAAACCTTCAGAAGGAGAGTTACCATCACCAGCCTCATAGAAGCTATCGTAAAGGTTTCTGTTATCTGTGTAACCAGCATCTGCTGCGTCGTTGTTACTTGGCATTCCATAAGGTTGACGGTGGTTAACACCATCTCTTGATTGAATTTTAGGAATGAAGTAGAATAATTTACCAATTGGTAAGTTCATAGCTTGTACAGACACGATGTCGTTAGCTAATAATTTAGAGAATACACGACGAATGATAGGGAATACCACAGTCTCGAAAGAACCAGAAGCATCAGATACTGCTGCTTCGTTGATTAAATAAGACGCTTGGTTTTCATATAATTGCGCGATGTTATCTTTTTGGTGACCGTTAAGACCTTCTAAAAAGCCTAAGTCATCCCATTTTTTAAGGGTATCTTCTTTGATAACACGAAGGTGCTTAAGACCGATGTTACCTACCATACCTGATTCTAATAATGCTCCCATTTTAAAATTGTATTTTTTTTGTTTTTTTATTATTATTTTATTTTACTCATCAAATCTTTCATTCTTCTAAATTGAGGATTTTCGTAAGCCTTAGCTTCAGATAATACTTCAGTAGAAGAAGTTTGTGGAGTTGATGTGATTTTTTCAACCACCGATTCAGTCATTGGTTTTTTAGTGTCTAATTCGGTTTTAATTGATTTGTAAAGATTTTTAGCTTCGTTTATAGTTGAAATAGAATCAAATCTTTTTAAAATACTCAATTTCTCCTGTTTTGTTGTTGAATGTTCTGTGAATAATCTCGTTGCGTAAGCTAAATTTGCATTGAACACAGCAACTTCGTTAAGTTTTTCTTTGAATAATACTAATGCTTTCTTGTATTCAGCATTTTGTTTCTTTAAAGTTTCAACTTCTTCATTTAATTGTGGACGTCCTGCTTTGAATTTCTTACCTTGACGTGGTCCCTCACCTCTAACATCGTTAGCTTGAGTTCTGGCAGCTTCGGTAGCTTCAACTTTTTTAGGTTCTTCAGATTCTTCTTTATCTAATGCGATTTCATCTTCGTCAAGAGTGATTTCGTAAACTGTTCCGTCTTCGTCATCACCTTCTAACATTGATGTGTCCACATCACCTTCGTTGTATTCACCTTCAGCAAGTCCCATTTCAGGAGACTCACCTTCACCATCTAATTTAATGATATACTCTTGGTCGTCAACGTTAAGTGAAATTTTATCACCTTCCTTTTTAACTACGATACCATCTTCAGGTTTCATAGCTTTGAATACTTTAAGTACTTCATCATCAGATGCTGAGGTCATATCTACAACATCGTCGTCAGACATTTCATCAGACATTTCGTCATCAGACATTTCATCTTCAGCTCCAAATTCTTCACCACCCATTTCACCTTCTTCATCAGATTCAGGTTCGTCAGCGATTTCGTCTTCGTCAGCCGGTTCGTCGTTTATTGAAGTTTCATCATCAGCAGATTCATCATCTGTTACATCTTCATCTTCTTCAGGATTAACTTCGTCCTCTGGTTGTTCAACAACCGGTACGTCAGATTCTTCCTCTTCTACTTGTTCTTTAAGCAAATCGTTTAGTTCTTGTTTCATAGTTGAAGCAAGTATACCTTTTGCATTTTGCTTTACTGCTTCTTCAAGTGTTTGTACTTGAAGTAACGCTTGTTCTAAAATAGATTTTTGACTCATCTTTTTTGTTTGTTTTATTATCTTATAAATACTACGATTTTATGAAAAATTTACTTTTTCAATATAGATACCCCTATAAAATTCATTATTTAGATAAAAAGTTATCTAATTTTCCCATTAAAGATTTCATTTTATCAAATCCCTCACCTTTTTCTTCGATGGATTCTTGATACTTGTCTCTATCAGATAATTCAGGGAAAACGTATGCTCCGGGTGTAGATGGAGACGATACCAAGTCAAAACACACAAGTTCAAAATCTTCCTGAACAATGTTTTGACCTTTAATATTCTTAAGTGAACCTACACCACGAGAAGAGATACCTAAAGTTGCACCGTTCATAATTAACATTGCCGCTTGGTCCCCTTTGGTAGAAACAATACCCATCTTCTTCCAACCAGGAGAAGTGAATAGTTTAATTTTACCCATTAACATTTTACCATCCCACCAAGTCTCGATAATAGAATGAGATACTCTATCTAAATCGATAAGTGAAGATGAAGGGTGATTTAACTCATTTAATGCTCCACCCTTTTTAATAAGAGTTTGGTATTTTTCGTTCTCTCTCTTAAGAAGAACTTCGGGATAGATTCTCCCGTTTTTGTTAGGTGTGTCGTATTTTTGTAAAACAGCATAAAGGATAAGGTCTTCTGAGAAGTCCATACCCTTCATTTCTGATATAATTTTTTTGTTGTCGTCGGGAGAGACGTGTCCTGCGTCGTATTCGATTAATATTCCTTTACCCGTCTCGTTTGGACCTAATATCTTCATTTACAGTTTTTATACTATAAATACATCAATATCCCAACTTATTTCTTGTTCTTGTAGAAATTAAACAGATTTTTGTCTTTTAAATTATTATTAATAATGTTTTCCGATATAGATTTGATTGTTTTTTTAACATTTACATCTCTAATATCGAATTGATTTTTAACAAATAATGTAATCTCTAAATTCATAAATGACTTTTTCTCTAATTTTATTCCTTTAGTTCTAACATCTAAATCGACGATGTTTTCTTTTCTAAAGAAGTCATTTTCTAAATAATATAGATAGGTTTTAATATCTCTTCTTGTCTTTGATAGGATTTGATTAAAGTCATCCGTCTCATTTTCGGGTAATAGCCAAGAGTTTAATTTTATGTATACAGTCTTTAAATTTTTAAAATCTACAGTACCGTAACCGATTTTTACATTTTCACAATATCCAAGGGGTATAAATTTCCCAGTTTTCATTATCTTTGTACATATTTTTTCATTTTATGGTGTAATAAAAATATAATGAAAAATTCTTGTATTTCCAAAATATATTTATAAAATACAAAAAGTAAAATATGTTAATAATAGAAATTAAAAATGAAAAGGGTATTGAGTCTGCACTTAGGACTTATAAACAAAAAGTCCAAAAGACTAAACAAATCCAAAAACTAAGAGAAAGACAGGAATTTGTAAAACCGTCAGTTAAAAAAAGAACACAAAAATTAAAGGCGATTTACATAGAGTCAAAAAAAAATGGTCTTAATTAAGACCATTTTTTAATTCTTTAAGTTTGTAGAGATTAAACTTACTAAAATTCATTTCGTTTACCTCTTTTTGAACTTGATTTAATTTTGTTGTTAAATCATTATCCTGATTTTCAGATAATATCGTTCCCACTTGGGATAGTACTGATTCTTTTAATTCTGTGATGTTCTTTTCTAAATCTTCTTGAGACATTGAAAGGATTGTTTTTAATTCTTCTTGTTGTTCTTCGTTTAAACTGTTTGAATATAATACGTTGAAATTGTTTGCCAATACAGCGTGTAATAAATTTTCGTTTGGAACCACTCCGTCTATAGTGGATTCATTTACCTCTTTTTTAGTGGTTAAATGACTAACTAATTTTTTCTTTGCAATTACCTTCTTATCTATGTTGTTTAAACTATCATCTTCCAATAATTGGTCAAGTGTTGAATAAACTTCGTTTTCGTTAATTTCTAAATCACCTAATTTTTCATTTAATGAACTACAAAACTCAACAATTGATTTTGATTTAGACTTAAGGATTGTGTTTAGTTCCTCAACATATAGTTTGGCAACTTCTTTATCCTCAAAGTATTTGTTTTCAATCTCTTCGTAGAAAAGGTATAATTCTTTGAAATCTTTGTTTTCCTTTATTGTTTTTAGGATATCCTTCATTTCAGATTTGTTCTGACTTGAATAAGATTCTGTAAGTTTCTTTAATATTTTGGTTTTTAAAACCCCGATTTTGTTCATTTTTAGTCGTTTAATATATCTTTCAATTTATTTTCTATCTCATAAATATTCTGTTGGGCTTTATTAATATCAAATAAATCCTCTAATTTTTCAGAATCATCTCCTAACATAGATAAAATCTTATCTTTTCTTGATTCACTTAATGGTGCTGCCCCTGCTGGTGGGGTTGCTTCTGCCGGTGCTCCCATATCTGCCGGTGCTCCCATTCCCATATCACCACCCGGCATTCCACCTTCGGCCGGTGCCGCTCCACCTGACGCTTCAAGTTTTTCTCTTTCTTCTTCAGGTATTCCGTACTTAGAATCTACCTCATCAAATACTCCTGAACGTTTAATGATAGTAGCTGTTGCTGCTAACTCACCACCAATTGCTCTCTCAAGTCTTTGTTGTTGTAAATCAAGTATAACTTCATTATCACTAAATCCAAGTATATTTTTCTTAGCCCAAGTATGTGATACCGGTAATATACCAAGTTGTGAGTTATCCGATGTTGCATCTTTGTACAATGTAACCTTCTCTTTCCATTGTTCAATCTTAAGTAAATCAGATTGAGATGATGGGTTAGTTAACGATAAACTAAAGTTATGTAATTCATCTTCTAACCCTAAAAGATATAAATGAATTAACGCAATTTTATTTAATTCTTGTATTAATGATTTTTGTATTCTATTGATAGTTCTTGCAAAACGTATATCCATTAACGCAAGATTTTTACCATCACCAACAACCTCTTCAAATCCTAAAAATGCTTTTGGAATACGAAGTGCTGCTAACATCTTTTTTTGAATATACTCAATATCCGCAATCTCACCTAAATTAGCCGCTCCCGGTAATGTCTCGATTGGGTTAGTTTGTGCGGGGTCACGTACAGGGATGAAATAATCTTGGTCTACTGCCATCTGATTATATCTCATATCTACGTTACCATTCTTTTGGTCAACTACCGTATCTCTTTTGAATTTGTTTGCTACACGTTGTACATATGGTTCAATGTCCTTATCGTCCATATTACCTACAAATACTTTGAATACACGTCTTTCAGGTGCTCTTGATGTTCTGTAAATTAACATCGCATCTTCAGCAAGTAAAAGTTGTTTCCAAATTCTTCTAATCTTATCTAACATAGAAGTACCGTAAGGTAATTTTCTATCGTCACCTAAAATTCTAAAGTGAGCAATTTCCCAAGCTTGGAATTCAATATCTTTATTCTTCCAATTAAATCTTAATTCTCTTGTTGGTATTTTAGAATCTTTAGGCGCTGCCGCTAAGTTCTTAAGTGCTGCTCCCTCAACTCTTTCAATTTCGATGTTCGGTAATTGTTGACATCCTACAATACCTCTTTCAGGGTCAACTTTAAGAAACACAAAATCATCACCATACTTACACATACCTCTAGCCCACATTTGTAGGTTAGTGTTAATGTCTAATTTTTCTTTAAATAAATCTTCAAGAATTCCTTTAATTCTTTTTGACTCTGAATATATTGTTAGTATCTCACCCTTTTCAGACATTGTTGTCGATTCTTCTGCGTAGATATCTAACGCAGCAGAAATCTCAGGTGTGAATTCCATAGATTCATAATCATAATATGCCGATAATCTATTTGGTTCGTAATAAACCGATTGATTATATAATGATTGGTCTAACTTAGTCCACTTGTCAGCAACGTACTGTGATTGTTGGGCTTGTAGTAACGCCTTTTCATAGTCCTCCTTGCTGTCGGTTTTTAATATCTCATCTCTGTTAAGATTGAATGACGGTGATTCGTCTTTTGATTTTCCTTGAAAACCAAAAACCTTCGTGAGTTTCTGAAATACCGTTAAATTATTTTCTGCCATAACTATAAATACTATTTCTTAAAAATATATTCTTTTTTATTGGATAAATAAAGGATTATTTAGGTTTACCAAATAACCAACTATACTCACCATACGCCTGTTTATTTGGTGTTTGTGGTTGACCACCACCAAAACCTTCACTCGCCATCGAACCGATTGGGTCGAATGTTGTACCATAAGAATAAAAGGTTTTACTTGCCTCATACGTTCTTTCAGATAAAACCCAAGAATCCAACATCGCTTTGTTTTGTGCATCAGTTCTTTGTAATTGATTGAAACATAAGTCACCAGCGTATAATGCCATAGACATACTCATAATCGCATCATCGTGAGCACCTTTCATATGGTCAGGTCTACCATTCATATAAACAAACGTATTAAGTTCATTTAACAATCTACTTGACCTAACTTGAAAACCCTTCCTCAATTGTTCTTCAAATGCCGCAACAATCTGTGTTCTTTTATTATTGAAGTTTAAACCGGGTATCTTATCCATTGCTTTCTTATTATACTCCCATATGTTTTGAGTATTAATACCATCAATGTATAGATTTTTATAATTTAATTCCTGTAATTTTCTTGATGTAGCGACCCCCATACCTCCTGTAATATCTATCACAATGAATGCATTATACAACACCCCCCATTTATAAGCAATTGCTGCTAAATCATCCGGAGGTATCTTACCAATATATTCAGCAACTTGTTCTCTTTCATCAAAATCAATAATGTTAATGGATGAGAAATCCTCACTATCTCCTCTACTCACGTCCACACCCATAATGTAACGATGGTCTTGTACTGGTTCCTTCCAATGCCAAAAAGTTCCTTGCATATACTTCTCAAATGGAACTCTAATCATATTCTTGGCAATATTCTCTTGAATGTCGCCAGGAATTACACCGTCCCCTGAACCTAAGAAGTCACACTCCAATTCCTGCGCAATCTTACGTCTGTCGTATTTGAATTTTTTAGACATAGATTCAAACCAAGATGAGAATGGTTTATAACCTTGTTCTTCCAATTCTCGATATTTTTCAATATCAAATTCTGTTAACACAACATCATCATCATTATATTGTTCTCTATTCAACATATAATGACATATATCGTTACATTTTACCCATCGTAAGTCTTTGGTATAACGAGGGTCTTTAAACCATCTTAAATCGGTTATATGGAAGTCATTGATACCACGTAAAGCTTGGTCGTAAACACCGTAATAAATTGGGTCATAACCATTTGGTGTTGAGATTAGGATAATCTTACCACCCGTAGATAGTGACGCCATAGATGCTGCCCAGAAATCTTCGCCGGCTTCAATATAAGCGGCTTCGTCAAATACAAGTACTGTCGGTGTATAACCACGTAACGCATCCGCAGATGTTGCAACGGCTTTTACCTCACATCCGTTATTTAATCTAAATCTACTTTCAGAGTTTTTATCAGGTGAGAAACCAACATTTAACCATTCAGGCCATTGTTCTAAAAAGTTACGAACTTTATTAGCCATCTCAATTGCGGTATCTCTTTTGTTTGCAATGATTAGAACTCTTTCAGGGTTTTCAGGTTTCGCTAATTGTAATTTTTTAGATAACCAAGCAGCGGTTACTGTTGTTACCCCCGCTTGACGATATTTTTTGGTGATGTTTTCGTTGTAATCTTCATAATCCTGAATCAATTGTAATTGGTCAGGAAATAAATTCATTGGAACGTATTTCTTCTGAGTATTATCATACGTTTGCAAATATGTTCTTAAAGCATACGGTGTATCTTTAATGATTTTAGCATATTCTTTTAATTGTTCTATCTTGGTACTCATATGTATAAATACAAAAAAAGGAGGTTAAGAACCTCCTTCATTTGATAAACTGATATTCAGTCCTGACAATAAATTCTTTAAATCGTCTTCTTCCACTTTGGGAGTTATTTCGTCAATCAACTTCCTAAACTCCGAAGTTGACTTTGTAACTTGTTCATCATCTACTTTTCTCGTTAAGTCATAGTACATTGCTCCTATTAACTTCTTACCCATTTCAGTATTACCAATTACTTCTTTCATTAATACTAAAAATTCTTTAGCTGGTAAGTTTGCAACATTTGAATAAATGTAGAATTGTAATCTCTTTTTATCTTCTTCATTTCTGATTGCCTCAGGATATAATGAATATAATCTTCTCCAAATTGCTGGTCCTAATCTAATGTCCCATATTTCATCACGAACATTATCTTCTAAATCCATTGCTCTTTGAACCATTTCAGGATTTTCAGGATTTCTTTGTTTTGATAAGAATTCCATTACACCTTTAATTGCTTCGTGAATTAAGAATGGGAATATAACCGCTCTCGCAACTACTGTTGGTGGATTTGTTGTTGAATCAAGTCTCGTTTTACCAGCAGCACCCGCTTCCGACATCACCATTTCCATCATAGTTTCAGGAAATTGCCAATATCCTAACATCATAGTAGATACGAAAATCGCATACTTGTCAGTTAAATTTTCAACACCTGTAATTCTTTGGATTTCAGGTATAACATTTTTAAACATCCAAGTCCCATCAACTGCGTGACCTTGAGTCATTGCGTTTAACAATCTTCTTTTTGCTCTTTCTAAGTTTAATATCTCATCAACTAATTCTTCTTCTTGTTCCTGTACCTCAGCTTCTGTAGGGTCTTGATTCACCTGCATACTTTGAGTTTCTAACTTAATGTCGAATTGTAATCTATTTTCAGGAATTTTAAAATACTCACGTATCATTCTCTCACACAACTCCTCTAATTCAACTTCGTGAGTTCTCTCAGCATTTTGAATTTCAGAAAGTATTCTACTTGCTTGAATTGATAATTGATAATAACCTCCTTGAATACCAGAACCGATGTTTGCGTTTCCGGTGTACTCCGCTAATCTTTGTAATGCAGTATCGTATTCGTCGGTCGCTAATAACTCTTCGTAATTAGAATAACCTTCGTCATCCGGTTCAGGAAAATCTACTTTTTTAAACGGCGTTTCTCTACTCGCTAACTTATCCCCAACAGCCGCGTCAGGTCTACTATTGTTAGCGAATTTCATTGCCTCATTAAATTCCTTTTTTGTCATTTTAATATTTTTCTGATTTTGTTCATAACAGATTCCGATATGGTATCTGCTTGATTTTTTGGTTGATTCATTGATTTTAAAATATTCTTAAATTTTAAAAACTCCGGCATCCCCTTACCCGTTTCAAATTTAGGTCTTGGGTCAGGTCCTTCACCAGGATTTTGCCAAGGGTCAATGAAAGGGTCTTTATCAGGTGAAGGAGGCGAATCAATATCAGGTTCAATATCAATATCTGGTTCCACATCAATATCAGGTTCCATTACATCGGGTTGTTCGTTCAACTTAATTTTAATAAGTTCCATAATTTCATCTTTGGTTGTTAATGAATGATAATCATTTTCTACCAATTTATCAACCCACTCGTTAACTTCTTTTTTATCTAAATCTTCTAATTTCTTTTTAATATCGGTCTTCTTTTTGGATTTTAATAACTTAAAGTCTTCAGAATCAATCTTTCCGTTTTTGTTTTTATCAATTTTTTCTTGATTTCCTTTTAGTTCTTCCTTAACTTCTTTTTTCTGTCCTTTTAATATTTTAAAATCTTGAGCATCAATTTTACCATTGTGGTTTTTATCGATTTTTGTTTGTTTTCCTTTTAATGTTTTTTTAGAAAGTCCTGCTTTTGGTTTCTCTTCGGTAACTTCCGCAGATTTAACTACAACATCTTTTTTAGGGTCATTCGCAACCGCAGCAATTGCAGGGTTTTTTAATTGGTCAGGGGTCACAACAAGTCTTTCCGCTAACATACCTAATTGTTTATCAGACATATTAACTAATGTACTTTGAGAAAACCCTTCTTTGATTAATTTACCAACGATTTCGTTACGTTTCATTTAAATTCTGTATTTAATTTCTTCATTTATTAATCTTAAACCCTTTAATTCTAACTTTTCAGTTACACTATCAATATCTTCTCCAAAATGAAAAGAAACCCTTTCAGGTCTTTCTTCTGCGTGTATATCAAAAGGTTCCCATCCTAAAGCAATAATTCCATCTACCGCATCTATCATTCCGAAATAATCTGAATTTTGAACTAATTCTAATTGTAAATCGGAGTTTTTTAATAATCCGACTAAATTTATTTGTTCTAATTCAGGTGGAACTGCTCTGCCTGAAGATGGAATTATAAACCATTCATCCATTAATACATCAATATCATTACCGAATATAAATTCGTATTGTGGTTGACCTTTATAGTCTTTTCCTAATTCATTGATGTATAATAAAAACATTATTATTCAAAGTGTTTTCTTAATGTTTCTTTAACACTATTGTTAATGATATCTGTTAATTCGTTAATGTCGATTTCTTTTGGTTTTACTTCGTCACCATCATAGAAATCAGGGTCATTTACATCACTTGTAGTGTCTCCCATCTCATTACCAAACTCATCCCCTAATGGGTCTTCTTCTTTCAAATCAAAGTTGAAAGTATCACCATACCCATCATCACCAAAAATATCTGCATCACTATCAAAATCACCCATAGAATCCATAGAAGCTTGTCTATAATATAAATCTTCTTCACTATCTGGTTCCACAAAGTGTTTTGTTTTTGTTCTTACTTTTTCTTTCTCGACATCAACATTGTCTAAAGCATCGTGACGACCAACCGGTGAATCCATATTTTCATCTTCACCCTCTTCGTCCCAAGATATCTCATCATCGAAAGATAATTCGTCAGATTGTACTTGAGTGTCGAAATCATCGAAACCTTCGTCAAAACTCATATTAACTAAATTCTCCAATGCGTCAATACCGTCTACTTCACCTAATTCAGCTTCAGGTTCTTCAGCAGGAACTTCACTCGGCATTTCGTCACCACCTTCGGTTCCGTCCTCACCAGCAAACTCTTCCTCATCTTCAAATTTACCTAAAATTTCTTCCTTATCTTCTAAGTCTAATTTATCTAAATTAACCGCAGATAAAACTGAATTAATGATGTATTTGATATCGTCACTTTCCAAGTCATCTTGGATGTCTCTAATTTTTTGACCTAACTTACCTGTTAATTTTTGAACGACTTTCATTTTGTCTTCACCGTCTTCAGGTGCAGTTTCTTGGTCACCACCCATCTCATCACCCATTTCGTCTCCCATTTCAGGAGCTGCTGGCATTTCACCACCCATCTCATCACCCATTTCAGGAGCTGCTGGCATTTCACCGTCTGCCGGTGGTAATGCTGGTGGCATCTCAGCCGCCGCTTCTGCAGGTGGAGGTGGCATTTCAGTTGGAGCCGCGGACGGTTTGTTACTTTTTAAAACGTATTTCGTTTGTTCTTGTAACATCTCTTGTCCCTTTAAAAGTTCTAATCTTTTAAGTGCTTCTGCGTATGAAGAAAATTTGTTTTTATTCTTCATAAACATACCTCCGATATAATCAAGCGATGATTCGTTTAACCCTCTCTTAACATAGTATCCGTCTTTTTCTCTAACGATACCATATACTCCTGTAGCGGATTCTGATATGTGTTCAGCTTTCTGTGTTGCTGAAGTGTTCTTATTGTTGTTATAGTAGGTAAGCTCAAGGATTCTCTTTAATTTGTCGTCCCCGCTTAATTTCTCACTACCGAGTGGTTTTAAATCTCCCATTTTTAATATTATTAAATGAAATTATTCTTACCATATAAATACATAGATATATGAAAAAAAATATGGTTTATTATTGCGCTATAGATAATTTCTTGTTTTTGATACCCTTTTTGATGTTCATTAACTTCTCAATGTAACCGTTTCTTCTTAGTAATTTGAAGGTGAGATTTTCATAAGAATACTCCCCTCCCTTCTCAAGACCTGATTGTCTAAACTGCTTTAATTTTGATTTAACATCATCAATTTCATCAGAAACGTCTTTTCCTGATTCAGAAGACTTCAATAGTGAATCGATTAGATTGGCATATTCTTGACCTTTTTCCATAATTGTACGGTCGTCAATATGTTCTTTACCCTTCTTAGGTTCTATTATCCATTTATTATTTAGAATAGAGTAAACACCGGAAGATAAATGTTTTTCATTTGCATCCTGAACATAAAGTTCCACATCATAACCTTTTATCTTAATGTTATGTGTCGAATTCCAAACGTTCTTTTTGGCATCAAAAAACTCTTTAATTATTTTATGCATTGACGATGAATCCTTTTTACCTGATTCATCAAACTCATTGAAGTCCACTAATATGTGTAAATCCACATCCGAATACTCAGACCAATTGAAATTGGATAATGAACCGGTTAGATGAATATCGTGAATAAAGAAATCGACCCCAATAAACTCGATGAAATTATCAGAGATTTCCAATAGCTTTTCTCTAACATCTTTATTCATAGTAAATGAACCATTACCCTCCTGAAAAATTTCAGAGGATAAGGAATCCTTAGAATAAAAGGATTTAACTATCTTTTGGTCTAATTCACTATCTTCTAATAGTTCGTCAACCAAAGATTTTTCCATCATACTACTTTCTTAAATTTATACTTACCGTTTATGTTACTATTCAAAAATTTACCTTGTGATTCAGACATTCTAAATTTTGTAAACTTGTCCCAAGGAAACTCATAGTATTCATAAATAGCACCATTATTAAATGTAATCGTTAAAACTTCCGATTCCGTATTAAAATTCGCTCTTTTGATGTTACTTGAGTTAATCTCAACTAAGATGTTCTTACCATCTATTTTTTCACTTATAATACCCATATGTTTAATTTTTAGTATTAATAATATAAACTTTTTTAAATTAATAATCAAACCTATAATATAAATATCAAATAAAAAACCCCGATTTCTCGGGGTTTCATTTAATTAAGGGAGATTAGACGTTCAAGTGATTTTTTCTTGTCGATTGGTAATGTTAATTCGAGAATACCATTCTCAACCTTACCGACAATATCCTTTTCTTTTACATCGTCAGGAATGTTATATGATTTAACGAAACTACCGGTAAAGTAGTGATTATCGTCACTCTCCTCTTTCTCAAACGAAATCTTAAGTATTCCTTCTTTGGTGGAGATTTTTAAATCATCTTTAGTCAAGCCGGGAACACTTAATAAAACAACGTATTCAGTTTCAGTTTTACGAACACGAGTTTCAGGAGTTTTTAGGAATTTTGATGGTTCGAACACACTTTCGAAACCTTGGAAAAATGGGTCTTTAAATAATGTTATCATAGTATATTAATTTTTATTACGATATAATCAATTTGTTTGCCAAATGTCTAAAACTGACATTTAGACATCGGTTAGACATTTTTTTAGACATTTTGACATTTATTTGTTTTTTTGATTAATAATTCTTAAGTTTGTTCTAACACTAAATCGTATTATATGTCTGTAGATTTTTTCGAAGAGGGTTCGAAGCCCGTACAAAAAAACAAAAGAACAAATTCAACAACACCTATTCTTGATAATTTCTCAAGGGATTTGATAAAACTTGCAGAAGAAGGAAAAATAGACCCTGTTGTTGGGAGAGAAAAGGAAGTAAAAAGAATCACACAAATTCTTTCTCGTAAGAAAAAGAATAATGTGGTGATTGTTGGTGATGCGGGTGTAGGTAAATCTGCACTTGTAGAAAAATTGGCATTACAAATCAGTAAGGGTAATTGTCCAAGTAGTTTGTTAGATAAAAGATTAGTGTCGTTAGATTTAACATCACTTGTTGCAGGAACTAAGTATAGAGGACAATTTGAAGAGAGAATCAAAGCAATTCTTAACGAACTTCAAGAAAATCCAAATGTGATTGTGTTTATCGACGAATTACACACTATGGTTGGTGCAGGTAATGCTAGTGGTGCTATGGATGCTGCTAATATTTTAAAACCGGCACTTGCAAGAGGTGAAATGCAATGTATCGGAGCAACCACATTCGATGAGTTTAAAAAACATATTGAAAAGGATGGTGCGTTAGTTAGAAGATTCCAAAAAATTGTTTTGAAAGAACCGACTCAAGAAGAGACAGTTGAGATACTTCAGAATTTAAAGTCATCATATGAAGATTTCCATAAAGTTCAGTATCAAGATAACGTAGTTGAAACTATCACAACTTTGGCGTCTCGTTACATTACTGACAGACAATTTCCTGATAAGGCAATTGACATTTTAGATGAATTAGGTTCAGATAAAAAAATATCAGGCAAGGTTCCTGAAATTATTGAGTCTTTGAAAAAGTCAGCGGAGGAACTTAAAGAAAAGAAAGTTCAGGTTGTCAAAAGTCAAAACTATGAACAGGCAGCAAAATTAAGAGATGAGGAAAGAAAGATTCTAAAGAAACTTGACGAAGAGAAAGAAAAGTGGACATCAAATCAAAAAAATAATAAGACTCCTGTGTCGGTTGAGGATGTGTATGAAATCGTTTCAAATATGACTGGAGTACCAATCAGTAAGTTAGATTCTAAAGAGACTGAAAAACTACTGAGTTTAGAGGGTCTATTATCTTCAAAAGTTATTGGTCAGGACGACGCTATTAGTATTATTTCTAAATCAATTCGCAGAAATAGAGTTGGGATTAAAGACACAAATAAACCAATTGGTTCATTTATCTTTTTAGGTTCCACCGGTGTTGGTAAAACATTTTTAGCTAAATCACTTGCAGATATTTTATTTGGTGACCCTAATAAAATTATTCGCGTTGATATGAGTGAGTTTATGGAAAAACACAACGTATCAAGATTAATCGGTTCTCCTCCGGGTTATGTTGGGTATGATGAAGGAGGTCAATTAACTGAAAAAGTTAAGAACAATCCATTTTCGGTAATCCTTTTTGATGAAATTGAAAAGGCACATAAAGATGTGTTCAATATTCTATTACAAATACTTGATGAGGGTCATTTAACGGATTCCTTTGGTCGAAAAGTTAACTTCACCAATACACTAATCATAATGACTTCTAACGTAGGTGCAAAAAAAGTTATGGAGTTTGGTGATGGTATGGGTTTTGCTACGAACAGTAAAGAAACACAAAAAGCCGAAGTTAAAAAGTCAATCATTCAGAAAGCACTAAAACAACAATTCAATCCTGAATTTTTGAATCGTATTGATGACATTATAACCTTCAACCCATTAAACGATGAGACGTTGAAAAAAATCATCAATATCGAATTAGGTAGATTAAATGACCGATTGAAAGAAAAGAACTATAAAATTGTGTTTGATAAATCTGTTGTGAATAGAATTTTCGAACTTAATTCAGAGGAACAATATGGTGCACGACCAATAAAAAGAATCATTCAAAATCTCTGCGAAGATTTTTTAAGTGAGGAGATTTTACGTGGAAATATTGTTGAAAATACGGGAGTGACTATAAAATATAAAGACGAAAAATTAACAATTACAAAAAAAATATTGTAAATAGTTGACTTTTTATCTAAATCATATATATTTATATTCTCAGAGGTTCTCTTTGTCGATTACCTTTTCGTTTTTTTTCATAAGTAAGTGGGGTTGAACCCACTGAAAGACCTTAAACCCCGACATCACGTTGGGGTTTTTTATTTCTAAAAATTTTGTTTTCCCGTAAAAATTATGTATATTTACTTTAGTATGAAAAAATATATCTTAATTTTCGCTATTGGTGTCGCAATGACATTGACGGCCTGTGGTTCAGGGTCAACCACAACTGAAACAACTGACTCAACAGCTGCTCAAGTTGATTCTACCGCTGTAACTGCGACGGATTCAACAACGAGCCAAATTCCTGTAGACTCAACTGCTACGGAAGTTAAATAAGATTTGGGGACCATTTTTGGTCCCCTAATTTTTCTAATCAACATTCAAACAAACGATTATGGACCAGAAAAAAATTAATACGATTTTATTCTTAGTAAATCTAGCGATGTTAGTTTCAATTTTCTTTGTGGTTGAGCATTACAGAAAGGAAGTTTTTAAATTGAAAAAACAAATTGACACTTTAGAGGTAAAGGTTATTAACAATAAGTAAAAATATTTTTTATTATTACAAGTTTTTGTTTACTTTGTACCTCTAACCAAATACTAACTATATGTCACAAGAAACCCCACAAAAACCGACCAGAAGAAAAAAATCAAAACCTGATATGGTGCTAAACATAGAAGGTAATTTTAAAGACTTTACTGATTTTTATGATGAGAACAAAGAAATCATTTATAAAAACATCTTAAATCTATTCGACACATTATTGGAGACGAAACAAAAGAAATTAACATTATCTGTTGTTGCCAAAATTAGAGGATTAGAATGGGACACCGATTTCACATTTTCTAAAAATGATAAAGAAACATTAATTAGAGATGTGATGCCGTATTTCGAACAAACTGAAGATTATGAAACTTGTTCGAAAATAATAAAACTTCACGAGAGCTTGACTTTGTAAAATTATTAGTATAAATTTTAAATGTATCGTTAAGAGATACGTTTAGTTTTTTTGTCAATGAATCCCCGATGTTTCTACATTGGGGATTTTTTATTTGTACTATATAAAGAACTTCTTGTTAATATCCTATTATTCTTGGTATTCTAATATTTTTGTTGTATTTTTCTAATAGTTATATAAAAAAAATACAATATGTTAAATTTAATTATAGGTTTATTCTTACTATGTTCCTCTTTCGGAATTACTCTTTCTAAAATAACAACTGATTATGGTTTTCGTAAGCATCGACAACACATAAAACCGTTGGTGTTAGATAAAGACGTTTTATAATATCATTCTACTACCAATCAAGAAATTACTCAAGAATGGTGACCCTGGTGCGGTATTACCGCTTAATTTATAGTTCAAACTAAGACCAAATCGTTTACTTAATTTATAATCAAACGAAGACCCTAATAAGAATCCCATATGTCTATTAACTGTTGTGGTCTTAGCTTCACTGTTATATGATATGGGTGCGAACATTGTGAATATCTGTGGCGAAATACTTAATTTTTTACTATACTGAAATGGTTTAGTCCAAAAAGCAACTACTGATGTTGACATATTATGGTCATATCCTCCCTTTTCACCATTGTTAAGTAATAAGTTAATTAGACCAACATTATAACCAAATACCCCCTTCTTCAATGTCGGTTTTATGTATGTGTAACCTAATAGATTCATATAGTTACCATTCAAGTACGCAAATGCCGATGAGTATGAGTGTATGGCATTTAATTTACCATTTGAAAAATCCATTTTAGTAAAACCGGCACTCACTATAAATGTTTTTAAATCACTCATAATAACTGCGTTTGCGGAATAACTCTTGTCCCCCATTAATGATGATTTAGACACACCGATTGTTGCCGATTGTAACCATCTACCGTCAGGAGATTCAATCGTTGATAAATCCGAAGATAACAACATCGGATTTGATGCTGCAACCTTTTCTTTTTTCTTTTCCTCCTTTTTTTCTTCTTTCTTCTCTTCTTTCTTTTCCTCAGATTTAGATTCTTCTTTCTTTTCTTCTTTAGATTCAGATTTAGTTTCTTCTTTCTTTTCCTCACTCTTACTTTCAGATTTTGATTCACTCTTACTTTCTGATTTTGTTTCAGATTTAGTTTCAGTCTTTGTTTCTGTTTTACTTTCCGAAGATGACGATGAACTACTACTTGATGACGAACCGCCAGATGATGACGAACTTCCACTACTTGCAGGTGGTGGAGTTGATGAACTACTACTTGTTGGTGGAGGTGTTGTAGGTGGAGGTGTTGATGCTGCGGAACTTGCTGCTGCGGAACTTGCACTACTACTAGCTGCGGAACTTGCAGATGAGGATGCTGCCGAACTCGCGGCAGATGCCGCAGCAGAACTTGCAGCAGATGCTGCCGCTTGTGTTGCAGCATTTGCTACCGCTTGTTGAACGACGGGATTATTAATTACAGGACAAGTAAGTGCTTCATACGTTGCCTTTGTGGTAACTAACCAAGTTTGTACTACTCCGGTCTGAACTTCCATCGGGCTGAATGTTCTAATTTGGTTGTAAAATGATACTGTTGCATAACCACTTATCATTGTCGTGGTTGCGACCTTTTTTTCACCCGTACATTTGTCAATAAATGTTTGAGTATAAGTTTGACCAATCACTTCACTTGAAATGAAAATAAAAAATAATATTAAAAATGGTTTTATTATATTTTTCAAAAAATTATGTGTCTTGTTTTAACCTGTTATTATAATCATCAATACTAAATGGTGTGTATAAAGAATAACGAACATCATCAGATAAGTTTTTAGTTACCTCGTGTTCGTAATTATACTTCATATGGTCAAGTAAAATTATTTTATTAAAATCAGGAATAAATTCAATTACCTCATTTTCTTTGTACACTCTTAACAATGAACCATCCTCATATTTTCTACCTTTATTCAGAAAAAATAATATTGTGAAATATCTATTGTGTGCCGTTGGTCCATCGGTATGGTTAACAATAAACGAATCTTTTGGGTACACATTAAAATGACCGAATAAGACATCTTTAAAAATTACTTCTTTTTTAAATAAGTCTTCTAAAATAAATCTAAATGCTTTATCATAAAGTTTTATAAGTCTACTACTCATTAATTCATCATCCCTATGTGTTAATAAAAAATTAAAATAATCATAGTCTGTATGAAATAACGTTCTATCGCTTATGTTTAACCCAACTTCATCATTAATCACCGCAAGCAATTTAAAGTCTTCATATGTTAATTGATTATTTGTTACGATTCTTTCAAATTCTTCAGGATGTTTATTTTTCATTGCATCCTGTATTTTTTTAGACCATTGTAAAAAACCTAAAGATGAGATTATTTTATTTAAGTCTATTTTAAAATCACCGACAAGTTCTGACAACTCATTATAATCTTCAGTTGCCAAAACATCTTTCATTTCATATATTTTTAAATCAAAATCTAACATAACAATATTTTAAAAATTAACCCCTAAACCAAATGTGGCATTACTGATTATCGGGTCATAATCCATTTTTAATGTGAAGTTTTTATAATCGTGTAACATACCTATTTTAATTGTGGTAAACCTATCCAAATATTTCGGGAAGGTGATATAACCAATATCATCTCTACCTCTCCATTTCACATCTTCACTTACAGTACCAACCATAAAATGAATACCGGTTCTTTTGATTCTCTTACCTGCACCAATGTAAAAACTATTTCTCTGAACCAAATCATTAACCAACGGAAAATCAACTTGGGTTATGTTTCCAAACGGAAAAAATGTTGATTTATCTCTTTCAATACTTGCATTGTATTCGGTAATAAGATATCCTTTATTACCAATGGTGAAGAACCCACCGATTTGTTTGTCAGTTGTTCTCTGAATACCAAAACTAATCACAGGTTTTTTACCTCTAATTGTGTCTTGTTTTCCATTACCATAAACATATATTCTTGCAGGTTGTCTATATCCCCAATCATTGAAATACCAACTTGGTGACCAATAATTCCACCCAAATCCAGGTGCTCCCCACATATCCCATCTATTCCATCCCCATCCCCAATTGTTCCAATATGGGTCTCTAATAATAACATTAGAACGACCTCTATTTGGTTGGGGTCTGTTATACTCTCTCGGTGTTTCGTTTCTCCAACTACTTACCTCATTTCGTTGTGGTGTTGGTGATGTTTGAATTCTTGGGGTTTCCACTCTTTGTTGTGGTGGATTACTTCTCCAATTACTAACTTGTGAAAAAGTTAGTGTTGGGATTAACATTAATAAAAATAATACGTTTTTCATTTTGAATTGGTTATTAAGGTTGTTATTATGTACATTATACCAATCGGGAATGGTGTAAAAAATAACCCAACAAAAAGTAATCTCCATATTGTTGGGTCTGTGTTTGTAAACTCACCTAATCCACCACAAACCCCGAATATTTTTTTATTGTCTTTTTTTCTATTATATATTTTCATCATTTTCTTTTAAACATATTCTACCTAATTCTTCGGGTCTTAATGCAAATGTTTGACTAACAGTACCGTTATCTGATAACATATGAACAATATAAAGACCCATTCGTTTATTTTCAATTTCAATTTCTTGACCTTCGATAAACCCCATTTCCATTAGTCTAATTCTCATACAAGGAACACAATGTTGACAATTTAAACTTTGTGGGACATCTAATACTTTGTAACTCATATACCTATAAATACTAAAAAAGGAGGTCTTTCGTCCTCCTTTATTAATATTAACAATATTTAAATTTTACTATTTTGTAAAAATTCCCTTTTTAATCATTCTATCAAGAATATTAGCACAAGCAATATCAAGGGCCTTTTTCGTTGCGATTGAAATAGTCGACTGATTAAACTTAATCGGGTCAACAGTGGCATCTGATAATAGTGTTAATTCTCTTGTGGTTTTAGCCTCACCAAGTCCTGAAGCTCCGAACATTGCTCCTGTCTCCGCATCGGTAAATCTAACTTGTAAACCTATTCTTGTCACCATATTATCTTTAATACCATCCTTTAAATTAATAGTTTCATCCTCGGATATTGAATAGTCGTAACATTCAATTGTAACAAAGTACTTCGCCAATCTGATTTTACCTCGACCATCTAATTTATCTTCAGATATACCGGCTTGAGAAGCTTGGAATTGTTTAACCATTCTATTTTTAATCTCAGTTTTATCCTCAGTAAAAATAAAACGATTAAGGTTTTCCAAATATTCCATAGAGATATTTGCAACTCCCAAACCAACTCTTTTTTCCTTCAATTCAGGATACATTTCATATACCTCATCAGATATACCTGCTTTCAATATTTGGATAGGGATTTGTGGACCTTCATAATCCATAAATGCAGAAATGTCTTTCTTTTTTTCAAACTCGGCTTTAAACTCTTCAGTTTTAGTTCTTCCTATTGTTTGTGCGTTTAGTGCCCCAACACCAATTAACACAATGATGAATGTTAAAAATAGTTTTCTCATATTTTTATTTTTTTGGACCCTCATACCATATATTATCTGGGTCGTTTTTAAAGTTACCGTCTATCTTGTGTGTTACTTTATTTGCAATTTCACCAGCTCTTTTTTCTTGTCCTGAAAATTGTAAATAAACGAAAAATACCTGTACAGTTAACGCAAATGTTATCCAAACAAGTCCTAATGTTAAGAATCCACGTAATAGATTCTCCTCAATCATTTTTAAAATTTTTGTCATAAAGTTTAATTTTTTTTGTCAATGTCAATTATCCCTCAGATTCACTTTCAGCATCTAATTTTGCCGCATCGTGCTCTGCTTTTCTGTTTATATATTTGTCAACTGATGCGATACCAAATGAACCCAACGTGATTACTAAAAACCCGTTGAATATGTATTCATTAATTAATAATGGTTTACCCATCCAACCAGTAACAAGGTCAACTGCTAACGCAATTACCATACAACCGAATGATAAGAAACCAACTACTGATTTTTCGTTGATGTCGTTATTGTCTTTAAATAATTCTTTAATAAATCCCATAGTTTTAGTTTTTTTGTCTTTTGTTTATTATAATCCACTTGCGCCTGTAGTTGCCCATTCTCTTGCGCCATTTGGTAATGTTTGTTCACAAGCTAATTGAGCGGTTAGTGTTGTTACCACACCAGCCACAACTGCCGCACAACTTTGAGGAACAATCATAGCACCTGCCGCAACATCAAATGACTTACATAGTGTAAATGCAATACCGTCGGTTAAGATTTTCTTGTTAGAATCACCAATAGCTTTACGAACATCTGGAGCCATCCAAATTAATTCAACGAATGCTTGAGCTGTCAAATCACAGGCAGCACCTAATGCAACCTTACCCACAGTTTCTTTAGCTGCTAAATAAACAATAGCCGTTGAACTTAATGGAGCGGTTGCTGCTACGGTAGTTGCTTGACTACTTGGTTCTGGACGATATAATAGAGCCGCGAATATTGTACCTAAACCAGCACTAACACCAATCTGACAGTAGTTAGCTTCAACCCATTCTGCCATCAACTCACCACCACGAGCAACACCATATACACCCGCCATAGTACCTTGTTCCATAGCTCTGATAGCTAATTTACTACCGGCATCCATATCATTAAGTGCAGGTTCGGCCACTTTAGCCATCCAA